GGAAACTAATTTGTAATAAAAACAGAATGAACGATAAGTTATTTGCTATTGATATTACAGAAAATAAACCAATAATCACAGAATATCAAACAATAGGGCGAAATAACATAGTTCCAGATAACGATTTTTTAAGTAATATAGCATAGTAATTACAAATTAAGTAACATATAAGCAATATTTAGTTACTATTAAAGTAATTCAAAACAAAGGAAAAATATGAGTAACATTCAAGTAAGAAAAGCTGAATTAAATAAATTTCTATCAAGTGGAGATTTATCAAGCAGATTTGTTTCTTTATTTCAAAACAATGAAAACAAAGCTAGTAAATTTAAAGCTACTATTGTAAACCTTGCTTTGGATTCATCATTATCACAATGTAGCATTTCAAGTATTTTAAAAAGTGCTTTAGATGTTGCTGAGATTAATTTACCATTAGCAAAAAGTTTAGGTCAAGCATACATAGTTAAATACAAAAGAGATGCAGAACCAGTTATAGGATATAAAGGTTGGTTAGCATTAGCAGAGCGAAACGGGAAAATTGTTAAAGCTAAACCTATTTTCAAATGTGACCACTTTAAAATGATTGATAACGGATTTGATGAAACTATTGATTTTGTACCAGATTTAGAAAACAGAAAAGAATACGAATCTAAATGGGTAGAAGAAAATTTAGTTGGAATTTTAGTTTCATACAAAGATATTTCAAGTGGTGTTATTTCAAATAACTATGTTAGTTTTGGTAAGATAAAACAGTTGGCTGGAAAATCTCCAGCAAGAAATTCAAAATATAGTCCGTATGTTGACTGGTCACTAGAAATGTATCAAGGTAAAGCAATAAAATATGTTCTATCTAAAACTCCAATGAATGATTCTTTAGCTAGAGCAATAGAAATTGATAATAAAGTTGATATAGAAAACATAAATGAGCAAAAACAGTCAAAAGGTCTTGATTTAAACAAAATAATCAATGAACAAGAAAATGAAGATACAGTTGATTCTAATGATGCTATAGAAGATACTGAAATATATGAAGGAGAACAAAATGGTAATTAATTTAAGTGGTGTAGAAAATACTGGTGCAAAAAAATGGATTAAAGAAGAAGGTCATTTTACATTAAAATGTGTAGATGTAAGAGAAAAAGGTGTTACAGCTAATGGAAATCCAGTTTACATCATAGAGTTTAAAAACAAAAATGATGAACATATTAGAGATGAAATTGTTATTACTCCAAATACATTATGGAAAATCAAACAACTATCAGATGCATTTGGTTTTACATATGATAATGTAAATATACTACACTTTAAAGACATGTATTTAGTTGGTTGGGTAAAATCAAGAAAACACCAAAATAAAGTTGGAGATATAGTAGATGTATTTGAAATAAAAGATTATCAGAAATCAGCAAAACTTCAAAATAAAATACCAGAAGAAAATTCAGTTCCAGTTGAGTATGCAACTCAAACAAATAGTAATTTGCCAGAAATAGATGTTGATGGCGAAGAAATCCCATTTTAGGGGATAATATGGCAAAAGAAATTACAGACAACTATGCAAGAGTTTTAAAGCATAGGTTTAAAAAAAATAAGTGCTTAAATATTGATTTATTTAAGCAACTTATTAATTCTGGAAAGCTATCAGAAAAAGAAAAAAAAGAAATTGGAGAAAAGCACATATTGTTATTAAAAAAAGAAATTTTAAAAACAATGAGCTTGATAAAATAATGAATATAGATAATAAAATTAAAGACCACGAAGGCAAAATACCACTAGGAAATTTACTACATTTTAGAAAAGCTTTAAAAGAAGTAAGTGGTGTAAGACAATTTGGAAATAAAAAATATCAAGATATACATGGATATAAAAAAGTTCCAGATGAATTGCTAATTGATGCTACACTTAGACACATTTTTGAATTTAAAGAAAACGAATTTGATAAAGAAAGTGGAAGGCATCATTTGGCACATGCAGTAGTTAATTTATTAATGATTATGGAAAAAAGGTTTTAGTATAGCTAAAAAAGAAAAAGAAGTTAAATTAATCAATTGTATGACTTGTTATTCAATTAAAAAAAAAGATAAAGAATATTATTGTTTATTGAAAATGAAAGACGAAAATACATATAGTCAAACTTCAAAAATTATAGAATATGAAAGGACTTGCATTTGGTACAGAAAAAAATAAAAGCTAGTGAACATGATGAACAATGTATATTTATAAAATGGTGTGACTTAAATAAAATACCAGTATATTCAAATCCAAACGGAATTTACATGCCAGTTCCTAAATTTCTTCCAGCAAACTATCAGTCAATATTAAGAAGCACAGTATCAAAAATATTAAGTAAAATGAAAAAAGAAGGTGCTTTTAGAAAAGGACTACCAGATATCACAATTCCAGTAGCAAGCAATGGCTATGGTGCTTTATATATTGAAATGAAAATAAAAGGCAATTATGCCACAAAAGAGCAAAAGCAATATATGGAAATGCTAGAAAAAAATGGAAATAAATGTGTTGTATGTTATGGTTCATTTGAAGCAATACAAGTAACTAAAGAATATTTACAAGGAAAATAAATTGATTTTTGACATTAGAACAAATAAAGCAGAAAAAGATTTAGATATGCTATTCGATATATTCGATAACAACATATATGTTTTAACATTCGCAATTAAGAAATACAGCCTTAAAAATGTTAGACCATCTTACATATTAAATTATTTAGAACTAAAGAATTTAGATGCTTTAAATGATTCTATACAGCTACTACTGGATATTGATTATAATGAAATAAAAAAATTTAACGAAATATTTATAAAAATATCACACTATGATGATTATGAAATATATAAAATTATATATGATAAGCACAATCAATATGAAAAAGCTATCAAAAAAGAAAAGCAAATCCAGAATGAATACAAACATAGAATAAAACAACTAGAAAAACATATGGAAAAAAATTCATTATTTTAATAAAATCATTACAGATTAAGTAACATTAAAGAATATCTTAGTAATAATTATTAATATAAAACGAAAAGGATTTAAAATGAAAAATCAAACTTGGAAAATTACTTTTAAAGATGGTTCAGTTCACAAAGTTAGCAATGATGTAATAGGTCGATATACAATATCTAATAGAGGTAAAATTGAAAAAATGGAGTTAATATAATGTGTTTAGTACTAGTGGTAAATCCTAAAACAAAACTATTCAAGTATATAGATATCTCAAAATATAGCAAAAGTCAAATGGTAAAAACAATTATGTTTTACGACAAAATTGGATTTCAATATAAATTTATAAGAAACTAGGAGAAATATTATGAAAAATAAAATATTAAAAGAACTTGGAACATTCCAAAAAATGAATAATGAAAAAAATGTAAGCATCTTGTATTTTGAAAATGGAAGATTGTTGAATCATTTTGATTCTGTAATAGCAATTTCATTTTATGATGAAGCACCAAATTTTAGCAATAAAGTTTTTCTTACTAATCATCATGATTACAGCAGAACTACAGCAAAAATAAGAAACGAATTTTTAGGATACAGCAATAATATAGTTAAAGACAAAATAACAGCTAATGTTTATAAAGTAATTGACTTCTATTAAAAAAAAGGATTAAAATGAAAAAGAATTCACATAGTTATAACCTAATAAAATATTTGCTGGATTACAATTCAATAACAAGTTTTGAAGCATTTACAAAACTTTACAACGCAAGATTAAGTGCTACAGTATATATTTTAAGAAAAAAGTATGGATTAGATATAGATTCAGAACCTATTCATATTAAAAATATTTATGGCAATAAAACATGCTTTCATAAATTTACAATAAAAGAAAAAGAAAAATATAAAATAAAATCTATTCTAGCAAACATTACTAACTAAGTAACATTAAAGTAAGAATTTTATATAATCATATCAACGAAACAAAAAGGGAAAAAATGAAAAAAGATTTAAAACTGGAAATAAAGTATAGAGAAATTAATAGTATCATTGGATATGTAAATAATACCAGAATACATTCGGAAGAACAAATTTCTCAAATAAAATCTAGTATTGCAGAATTTGGAATGGTTAATCCAATAGGACTACATAATGGTGTTGTTGTTTTTGGACATGGTAGGCTAGAAGCATTAAGGCAACTTGATTACAGCGAAGTTCCTACAATTGATTTATCACACCTATCAGAGGCTCAAAAAAAAGCATTAATAATTGCTGATAATAAAATAGCATTAAATTCTGAATGGGATTACGATTTATTAAAAGTAGAACTTGAAGGTTTAAAAGATGATGATTTTAATTTAGATTTATTAGGTTTTAGCGAAACTGAATTGGAAGGCTTAATTGACGAGGATTTAGACCTATCTATTCTTGATGAACTTGAAGATGGAGTTGTAGAAGATTTTGAAGAAAGCCTAAAAAGAGCAATACAAATCGAATTTAACATAGAAGATTACGAAAGAGCAAGAGAAGCAATTTCTTACTGGAGAGATAAAGGTGCTAATGTAGGATATATGGTTTTACACCACCTAGAAAAAGAAATGAATACTCACGACACAAACGAAGTTGTTGAAAAATATAATGAGTTAAAAGAAAATGATAGCACTGATACCGAGTAAAAACAGACCCGATGCTACAGCATATAAATTGTTGGAAGCAGTAGGGTTTGAATGTTATTTTTTTGTGGAGCCACAAGACTTTGGTAAGTATCCAATGAAAAATAAAGTAAACATTTTAAAAAATGACCAAGGAATAACATATGCAAGAAATTTTATGTTGGATTGGCAAAGAAAAAACAAAATAAAAACAGCACTTATTTGCGATGACGACATAAACCAATTTGGTCATGCAGTTGATGGTAGGTCTATAAATTCTAAAGATGCAAGACCAATATCTGAAGTGTTTGATTTTTTTGCTAGAAGTGATTTTGCACTAGGAGGATTCAATCAAAGGCAATACGCATGGTCTGAAAAGAAAAAATACAGAGTGAACAACGGAAAAGTTGAGCAATGTTTTTTAGTAAATATAGATAAAATAAGCTGGAAATATAAAGAGGATACAAAAGAAGATAGGGATTTTTTAATGCAATGTATTCAAAATAGAAAAAGCTTTATATATTTTGGTCATAGATATTATGATTGCCCAGTATTAGGTTCTAATGCTGGTGGACTAAGTGATTTATATAAAGAGGGTAGAGATTCTATTTGGGCTGTAAAGTTAAAAAATGACTGGGGAAAATATGCGAAGATAATAAAGCAATACGGAAGAAACGATTGCTCGTTAAACTATAAGCAATTTGCAAAAGACATGGGGTTAAAAGTAATATGATTAAAATTGAATTAAAAACATTAAAACACGACAAAAAAGTTGGTATGAAATGCGAAAATATAAAGCCGAACATCACAGAAGATACAATGTTTCTTGAGAACGGAAAAGTTATAGGGTTTTACATAAGGGATATGTCTAAGTACTCTAAGACTGCAAATCAATTGGCAGATATTGCAGATAAAGAATTAAGAAGTAATAGAGTGCCAAAAACAGAAATGAGAAGGTCTAGTGGACTACTAGAACAAAACAAAGATAAAGAAGTTAGGCAATACTCTACTATACTAGGTGGAGTTGCACCAAAGCCACACATGAGAAGAGATTATCCAAGTGTAAGTAGTGTTCATGGCGTGAAAACTGCTCAAACTTTTGTAAAAGCAATGGTAATGTTGGCAAAAGAAAGTGAAAATATTATAAAAGATTTAATGCCAGAACAATATGAAATTCAAAAAAAACTAATAGAAGAATATTGTCCTAAAAAATATAGATTTACAGATTTATTCACAAGTTCTATTTCTAATTTTAATATATCAGCAAACTATCATGTGGATAACGCAAATATTAAGGGCTGTGTAAATGTAATTATAGCAAAAAGGAAAGACTCAACTGGTGGAAATACAAATGTTCCCGACTACGATGCTACAATAGATAGTTGCGACAATTCAATGTTAGTCTATCCAGCATGGAGAAATCTACACGGAGTAACACCAATAATTCCAACTGCTTCTGGGGGCTATAGAAATACACTTGTTTTTTATCCGTTGTCTGGATTCAAAAAATATGTAGAAAAACAATAAAGGCTGATTCATGGCGAGACAGCTTGAAATAATGGCAAGTTTTGGATATAATAAAATATGAAACATTTAAATTATAAGCATGGTGGAACTGGAACAAGATTATACAGGATATGGCAACTGATGAAAGATAGAACTCTCAATGAAAAATCAAATATGTATAAGAATTATGGAGGTAGAGGTATAGATATTTGTGATAAATGGAAAGAGTTTAGTTCTTTCAAAGAATGGTCATTAAAGAATGGTTATACAGAAGATTTAACAATAGATAGAATTGATAATAATAAGGGATATAATCCTTTCAATTGCAGATGGACTACAAAGAATATTCAAGCAAGAAACACAAGAAGAATTATGTCCACGAATACAAGTGGGTTTAGAGGCGTATCAGAAAGCAAAGACGGAAAAAGAAAAAAAAGATTTCAAGCGTCAATAAGAATAAATGGAAAAGATAAATATATTGGAAGATTTTTAACTGCATTAGAAGCAGGGAGAGCCTATGATGAATACATTATAAATAACAATCTAGAACACACAAGGAATTTTTATGACTAAAGGTGGACGTCCTTCAAAATATAATTGGGAATCAATAAAAGTTGCATACGAAAGTGGTTTTGAAAAAGACGAAATTGTTAAAAAATTTAAAGTATCTAAAGCAATATTAACAAACAAAATAAACAAAGAACGATGGGCAATAAAATGTGATGTTACAGCCGACATAAACGAATTAAATGCGACATCGCATAAAATTACACAAAACTACACAAAAGATGAAAAAGTAGCTGAAATGTTTATAGATAGAGTAAACACAATAGCAGACGATAATGAACTAATGCAAGGTACTAGAAAAATATCAAAACTTTTATTATCAGTAATAGCACAAAACAAAAATGAAATTAATTTGAAAAATATTAAAACAGTATCATCAACTTTAAAAGATATAGAAAATATTGCCAATCCAAGACCAGATACAGTCATAAACAATACAAATGCTATGCAGTCGAACTACACTATAGATGACTTATACAAGGAAATGTAATTGAAGCTTAATCCGTATTTGAGAGATTTTTGGAAAACACATAAACAAATTAAAGTATTATATGGAGGTAGAGCAAGTTCTAAATCCTATGATACTGCTGGAGTTTTGCTTTTTTTTGCTTCAAAAGTTAAATTAAGAATATTATGTGCTAGAAGATTTCAAAACAAAATTTCTGAATCAGTTTACGCATTACTAAAAACAATTATCATGGAAGATGAAATTTATAGAAAAAGATTTAAAATTTACGAAAATAGCATTAAGTGTGATAATGGGAGTGAGTTTATCTTTTTGGGGATACAAAGAAATATTTCAGAGATTAAAGGGCTATCAAATATATCTATAACATGGATAGAAGAATCAGAACTATTAACAGAAGAACAATGGAATATTATAAGACCTACAATATTAAGGGAACAAGGAAGTTTTTGTATTATGGTTTTCAATCCAAGATTTGATACAGATTTTGTATATAAAGAGTTCATATTAAAAAAACACTTAAATGTTCTCACAAAAAAAATAAACTACACAGATAATCCTTTTTTATCGGAAGATGCTTTAAATCTTATACATGTTGATAAAGAAGAACTAGATAGCAATGTATTCAATAATATTTATTTAGGTAATCCAAAATCAGAAAATGAAGATGCCTTAATTAAAAGAAAATGGCTATACGCATGT